ATCAGCTGAGGGGAGCGGAAGTTCTCCAGTCCTCGGGGGATTCCCAGATCGACCAGGCGGTGCTCTACGGTTTCAAGCGCTCGGTTTTCTGGAACAAGACCGGCGAAACCGTACCGGGGCGCTTTACATATAGGTTTGAATAATTTTTTTTGAAAATCTTGATATTTAAACTATTATGAATTATTATTTAATTTGTAATAGTGATAGAATTTACCGGGAGTCTACAGGAAACCTTATTTCTTGGGCACCTGACTTTGGATCGATAGAGATAAAGATCACCTTTCATGAAGGGAAGATTGCGAAGACGGAAGAACGAAGAACGATTACTGTACTGAGGTCTAGTGAAAGCTAGTTTATTAGTTTCGCAGTCTTTCATCAGGGAATTCTTTAGTGTTCTTTTCTGTCATTATCAAGTTGTCGGTTAAAAAAAATCGCATAATCTCTTTTTCATTCTCTTTTCTATAATATTCTATTGTTTCTTGATCCCAATTGCTACAATTCATAAGTATAAAATCTTCTGATAAGTTTTCTGAAATTCTTGGTGGTTCTACAGCGATTCCAATAATTGTTTGAAGGTTACTAAATTTACTTTTTGCTGCTGCGCATGCAATTTCAAGCATGTACTTTCTAATTTCTCTATATTTGAATCCGTAACTATTTTCTTTAGGTGCTTTTAATTGAAGAAAAACGTAACCTTTTCCGGGATAAAATGATGGCATAAAAGTTAAATTCCTTATGATCGGGTTCTCGTTAGATGGGAACTTTATAATTGCATTGTTCATTGCATCTGAAAGTGCTCGTCTTGAAAATCTTGGTTCTTTGGCCATTTCAAATATAGCGTTTTCCCCAGAGAACATATTTGAATTTCCTCCTAGAGTTTCCTCCAATGCATTATTGCATGTTTTAGTAATTATTTTGTCCCATAAATATGAATTTCGATCAGCTGCTTTCTTTGCAATATACGCTGGTGTTTTTATAAAATCGTTCCACTCACCTTCTCCAATATGTATAGCATCTATTTCTTCTTTTTCAGTTCCAATGTAGTGACTGTTATTAATTTCATTAAAATTGCATAAGTAGTGCGCTAATAAATCTTCTTCTCCACAATAAGAAAAGTACATATATTTTTTTATAGCTCTTTCTTTTTCTACAATATAACTTTTAAAATCAAAAAAAGTATCTAACTCCGATAATATTATGCTAAAATTATATGAATCAAAAATATGTACGGGATTATTGCGATCAATTGAGACTAAAAATGGTGTTTGTGAATCTATATTATAATCATTTTTATGAATACCTTTATATATAATAGCTAGACTCCCATTAATATTAGCACTAGAGATATTCTTACATGCCTCATCAGCCCCATGAGCAATTAATATTTTATGAATTTGAATATTATTACAATCATATGGAATCGGGAATTTTCTTTTCAAATCTTTATTAATAAATACATCTCTTTTACTTTTTATATACCTTTCAGCGCCGTGACAAGACTTTATTTGAGCAACTACAACATCTCGATACCATCTATTCCATACAATACTTGTATTACTTAATATTTCTTTTCCAATGAATTTTTCTCTATCGAAAAATATAAACATATGGTTATCAAATATTGCTAAAAGATCGCAAAGCTCTTTTTTATCGTCTCTATATGGGTTTGCGTAACTCCATAATCTTAAAAATGTTTTATCACACATTTGCGCAAGAAATGATTCTGTATGAGTTATTCCATGTGATTTTTCTATCATAAGATTCCTCTATAATTGATTTAGAATTCTTTAACAGTAATGTCTTAAATCAATATTGAAAGAATGAGCTATTATATTACATCTAAAATAAAAGTATAACTATAGAAAGTTTTAATAATTAAAAAAACTTGATGTACTACTAAAAAGCAAATTATAAAATAATAATGAGAAATATTACATCATCTTAAAAACCATATATTAAGATCATAAAGCTGCTAATAAAAGTTACTGAAACGCTAATGAATGCAAATACTTTCCAAATTACAAGTTCAATAACTGATAATCTTGTTGTCTGGATGGTCTGGGTCAATTTTTTGTCTAAGGCTTTCAAATATTCCTCTAAGGACTCTAACCGCTGCGAGAGCGCGTTCACGCTCTCCTGCAATTCTTGAGATTTCTGGTAGAGTTCGGGCAAGCTCTTCGACAAGTTCTCCACTGGCTCGCCTTGTGTTATCAAGCTCTCTTCGATAATCTTCAGCGACTCGTCGGCTCTCTGCCAAAGCTCCGAGGGTGTCATTGTGGATACTTCGTTGGTTCCTAAGGAGTCCTGAGTAGTAGCCAAAGGTCGTGCCTCCCCCCAGGACAACGCCAACGATGAAAGCAAAAACAATATTACGAAGGGTATTTTTCTCCACATCCTATCTCTCTATCTAGTTCAGGGCGGTAAAAACGCCCCTTTAAGGCATTGTCAGCAACATTCCCACCGATATATCCGACTGTGGCGAAACTGATCGCATACACGATCGGACCGCCGACTACTGTAAGGGTTTCCGGGGAAGCGTAGAGGGTTACTAGGTACAGCCCTGTGAGGATGATGATACCGGTTCTCCATGATTCGGACTTGCGTACTTGCTTCATGCGGCCTTTTCTTCAAAGTGGGGGCAATCTCTGCGTCCCTTCCAACGTGATCCCGGCTCGATCTTATGCGCTATCGCTATCTCTGCCATGATCTCCCACCCAGGCCAGGAAGGGGGTGCCCACCAGAAGTTGACCCCATCCTTTGAAGGGGCGATATCGATAGCTAAGCCTTCCAAGTGCTTACTCTTCATAGTCCAAGTGTTAGGAGTCAGGGCTTCCCTATCTCCAATGGCATAGAGGCCTGCACGCTTATACATGGCTTTGACGAAATCGAGAGCCATTATTCGGTATTCAGTAGCGGCATACTTCGCCATGAGCCTGGAAGCGTAAGCTAAGTGGACATCGATATCCCGCTTAGTTTCCACAATGAGGAACCTGGCTATTCCTAGTTGTGTTAAGTGAGAGTCGTCGTTCAAGGCAGAGTAAAAAGCCGCCGCCTTCGTGCGGAAAGGTTCTTGCAGGTCAGCGATATTCCAGCTCATGCGCACTCCCTATCAAGTTTCTTCTCGATTTTCCCTAAGCCTTCTAGCACGTACTTCATGTCCCGCTTTATCTCGGCTAAGTCGATATTACTGGCGTTAAACTTATCTTCAAGGATGGAGACCCGCTTTTTCAGGTCGGTTATGTCATCTTTTAATTGCGTATTTGCCTGTTCCCGCTTGCCGTCATTCATTGCCGTTGTTCGTTTTTCAATGCGAAAACGCTCAATGACGATGAGCGTTCCTAGGAGTGACGCGATACCAACTATCATTGATAAACTGCTATTCATTTCAGTTCCAAAGGCCAGATGATGTTTTCAGGGAATCCTATTTGCTGAGGGACAGCACGTAATTCTTGGATATAGATTAGGATAGGTTCAAGCGGCTCTGTAGGCGGCAGCCCTAAGGCAAGTTCATCATTATGCCTGTCCCGCCGCCACTGGATGGCCTGTATTTTACTATCGCGTAAATCCCTTATAGTCTTCGCCAAGATAGCGATTCGCTCTTCTTCTAGCTGAATTTGAGTCTTACCATATAACTTCATGGTAGTCTCCTGTATCCCAAGGCTGACATGTTCTTGTATAAAAGCGCCTTATAGTGAGAAAAAGTTCACCATCTTCCCTATGGGCCTCAGTGATAAAATTTCTCGTCTGCTCCCTTATCTTAGTCCATTCAACCGAAAGAGGATCAAACTCATAAAGTTCGCTGTCAATGCGTACCGAATCCTCATCAATCGGAATTATCTCGGTATCAGGCAACGCTTCGATCTTGGCGTATTCATTCCATTTAACAGGGCTATATTTTATTTTCATTTCCACCGCCCTATAGCCATCATCTTAATCTCGCAATAAAGAGAGCTTGACCAGTTGTTTGATATTGCACAGCCCCATTTAGTTGTCTCAGCGCCAATAGAATAGACCTCAAATCTTGCTCCTCCTGGAGGTGGGCCACCCTCGGAGCCGGAGACGGTAAGGCATGGCTTATTACTAACAAATGGGATAGCAAAATCATACTGATAAACAATCCCGCCACTTGGACCCGAGGAAGCTGGAATGGTAGTAGTCACTTGCTGGTATTGAATTAGTGTTCCATCACTAAATTTTATGTACGTGCCATTAGAGTTCTGCCCGACTTCGACGATGCCAGCACCGACGGTAGTCTGAAAGTTTCCGATAGGTATTGAAGAAAAATACGAGTTGTCACGCTTATACCTGAAATACTTATCGGAGCCAGAAGCTATTACATAGGAAAGCAAGGTTTTACCGTTGCCTAGGACCGATGCCGCAATATCCGGCGCACTTCCTGATCCGACAGCCCATAAGTGGGAGTTTGAACCCCATGAACCTGAGGAATCCATTTTTTTGGAGTACAGGTTTCTCGGGTTTCCATTTACTACGAAATAATAGCAGAGACTCTTATCAGGTCTTTTCGCTAGAGCGCTGACAAGAACGTTATCGGCGACAAGAACGGAAAATGCGCTCCATGAACCTGAAGGACTCCTTGTAGCGACGATCGCGTAATGGTCGCTCGTTCGACTATAAATCATTACCACTTCGCCGGAATCCCGTCTGACAAGCGCGATATGATAGTTATATGTATTATCGCTACCAATTTGGGTAAAACTGGAATACGAACCATCTTCATTCACAATCAGTTCGTAAAAAACTCCATTACTTTCAATAACGACGAGCGCCGTGGTATTCGATATAGCGCACATGCCGATGGCATCAATGTAGCCGGGTGCGGTTATTGTTTGGATTTGCGCCCAAACGCCGTTCGTTTCCCTGGTAAATCTGACAATGCTAGAATTAACTGCGTCACATAAGAGCACTCTTCCGCTATTAAAGCAACATACAGGCCCAATATTTTCCCAAGCATAGATGCTACTACTGACTTCATTCCCTGACGAATCAAACACGGTCGCGGAACACCAGGAGGCATACGCGCGCCCAACGATAAGGACACCTCCATCCATAAGCGGAGTTGAAAATAACTGGCCGTCAGCCTTTCCTGATAGAGGACTAAGTATAAACGCGGTTTCACCGCCCCAGGTGCCGCTATCAACCCAGGAACCTTCGTAGGAGACAATAGTTTTAATTAGGTTGGCATTGAGTGAGAGTATATCGGCGCTATTGAATGATGCCCCTACGCCGAAGAATCTCCCATCGCCGCCAATGTATGCTCCTACTCCACCGCCGGGATTATTACCATATTCATCATACCCCCCGGAAAAGATCGCTCCTGTGCTTTCCAGCTTCATTTTTAGCAAGTAAAGAAACTTCACCATAAGGGTTTCGAACGAAGTAGAGCCGCCAATATAGTGGCTTGATATTCCGTAACCGCGTTGCACGGCATCAAGAACATACAGCCAGGTCCTAGCGATCTGATCAGGAGTCGGGCTAGGCAGCTTGTTCCAGATAGAAGCGCTGTATTGATAAATTCCGCGCTCAGATACATCGGCAGAATAAAAGACAGCAAGGCTTCCATTCTCCATCCCCTGAAGCGAAGCTCTGTCAGCATAGGGGAAAAGCCCTAGGCATTTTGAGGCGTCGACTCCTTGCGCACCCGGGAGTCCTTGCTTTTGTTTTGCCAGGCTGAAGCGCTTTGTGAATGTCGGCCACCCTGCCCTGGTTGCGGTGAAATCGACAGAGCCAGTATCGGCAGTCATGCCTGTGACTGTGTAGGTCCTGGCTGACAGCGAGCCTGTGATCCCGCTTGAAGCGGTCACTGACACCGAATAGAAGCTGGATATGTCATCGTTGCCTAAGAGGATTGAGAGTGTCGAAACCGCCCCGGAGAGGACAGGGCTAGAGCCGTCTGAGTTGCAAGGAACAGGATGCGCGTCGTTAGAAAGAACCGCTACAGGAGAGTCATTCTGATCATAGAGTGTTATGCTCCCAACGCCGACTACGCCCACAGAATCACTGCCTAGTAGTTGGGGTTATTCGCATCGACATAGATCACACCCATGCCATCAATGTCATCGCCAGTCACCGCAAGCGCCGCAGTCCCGGTTGTCGTCTTCTGCCCGGCTATCGCGCCGTTCCCGGCATAGACCCACATCTTGCCGCCAGCAAACTGATTGGCGGTAGGGGCGCTGGAAGAAAAGCCGTTGACAGGCGAGCGAAGCACCGTGGTGGTCGTAGTCGAGCCAGAGCCGACTTCATAGGATTTGATCGTGAGGCCGTCCGCTGAAATGAGCCTTATAACATCGCCAGCTACGAGCGCTGAAGAGAGCGCGGCATGGGTCACGTTGCCAGTAATCCCTGCGGTATTCGCGGATACGGTTTTCGCCGCACTTGTCCGGGTAGTATCGATGAACCCTGACTTAGCCCCTTCCTTGTCATAGAGCTTGGCGGTGAAGGTGTAAGCGGAAATATCAGTTACTTTCGTCCCGCCGTACCACACTTCAAAAGTCAGGTTTTTAGAGCCGTTGCCGTTCTGGAACACCTGACCGTTCGAGGCGTTCACCTTCACGTCATAGGGGTCTGAGACATCATAGACCACGAAGTTGGCGGTGAAGATATTGCTATCAGCGTCCTTTGCCTGGACCTGGAATAAGCCTATGTCAGTGATCGCGTCTTCCCTGATCACGATGGACTTCACATCCGCCCAGGTTCCATCGGCGGGATTCGTGGCTGCGACTCCGGCGGTTGTCTTGAAGGTGATCTTGCCGCCAGAGACAAGCGCGTGATTCGCGTCCAGCTGATTCTCCGGTGCATAGGGAGAGACAAACCATTTGTAGGTGACGCTTGTGTCATCAACGCCAGTGACGCGCATGAGATCGGCAAAAATCTGCGCGGTATTCTTAGACCCGGAAGCTGCCTTTTCAATCGCCGTCTGTCCCCGCACCAGGACATAAACAGCGTTCGAGCCAGCCTTCACGCAGTTGAGCGACAGCATCGCGTTGACGTGGGTTACAAGCCCGGTCACCGGGTCGGTGTGATCGCCTTCAAAGTAAATGTTGTAAATGGGGTTCGCTGGATCAATGTTAGTCGTTTTATTGATTGTCGAAACATTGGTTCCTAGATCAGTGCCGCCTAAGGTAGTTCCCCACTTTCGGTTAGAGAGGTTTCCTACGATGTTCACACCGTTCACATAGACATAGGCGGTCAGGACGTTCGCCGTGGACGCATAGTTGGGATTATACGAAGTCGAAGACTCATCCTTGGTATACACCTGGGTGAGTCCCTTGGAAGCGCTGATTATCGCGGTGACAGGAGCCGCGTCATTATGATCGTAGAGGGTTATCTGCCCTGTGCTTACTACACCCATTTCTGTACTCCTATTCTAGTATTTCCAGGGTATAAGTAGCCCTGGCGTTCATGCTGTCAGTTGTTACTTCAATTGTTCTATAGCCTGTCGCGTGATTCTGATTCCAGGTGAAATCGTCATTAGGGGGAAGAAGCGGAAAGAAGGACTGCCGTTTCCAGGAGAAAGCGGAATCAGGGAGTGCGTCGGTTATTTCCAGGCCGTTCTTAAACACCCTGGGGATGAGCGTTGTCGATACCGACTGCCCCGGGCGGAATTTATCACCGTTCGTCGATTGAATATCCGTTGCGATATTAGGCCGTATGTACCATACCCAATCCTGTAGGCTCCCTTCGTTCTCGCCGCGGTCGCGCATCGCGATATAAATTGCGCCGCCCTGAACCCAGAAATCCCCGGCGTTATATGGTCCTGAAGGGGTTTCCTCGCCATAGATGAAGCGGCTTGTCTCGTCATGGGTGGGATAGGGCGAGCCGTCCTCCTGGAACATTTCGCCCCTCACGATGAGCTTTGATTCTGACTCATCCCATTTCGCGCCGTTATACCCTTCATCGTAGCGGCCTATGACAACGTCCCCTTCATGCTGACCGTCCACAAGGATTTTCAGCACGTCCTTGTAAGAAGAGGAAAGGGAATCCCATCGGCGTACCCTGAGGGCGTGTTCCTCGTCAGGGAAGACTTCAAGCTTTGATCTATCCCCTTCGGCGGTGACGTAGTGTCCGCCAATAGAATCAAGCTTTTCTGTAGGGTTATACCCCGGCTCGAAGGTTGCTGAAGCGCCAATGTAGACCGGGTCTCGGGATACAACGCGGAAGAGCGAGCCTTCATCATTCGTGACAAGCTCGCCTAGAAAGCGCGCGCCTGTGACAGGGTTTTTCTGGTAATACTGCCCAGGCTCCAGGGCAGGGCTTACTCGTTCGACTGACAGCGCTCCTGAAACGCTTAAATAGACGAAATAGCTTGCAGAAGGCCTTCGGGGAGTGAGCCAGAAATCGCTTCGCAGGGCAACTTCACTCGGAAGGCTTACAATCTTACCGCGAATTGACGCAACCCCGGGAGAGATATAGGCAACTGAATCCCTGATGGACAGCTCAAGCCCGAAGATATAGCCTGGGGGAAGGCCTGTGATCGCGGATTCCTGCCGCCGGGAAGTTTCGATTTGCTTTATTCGCTCAACGTCCGAAAGGGTTCTCACAAAAGCTTAAGTCTCCTGAAGGTCTTCTCCATCTGCCGCCTTGAATTCAATGACCGGGATTTATATCCTGCGGTTTTCTTCTCCGCCTTTGTCTTCTCATCTAAAGCCTGGTAGTAAATCCCTTGCGCCCTCTTATACCGTTCCTCTTTCTCATCTACGCTGGTCGCCCTAATCCCTGCGTAGAAGGAGAGGGCGTTCCAGAGCGCCCTCGTCTTATCAGCGTTTGTCGCCTGCTTGCCGACTTCCGACAATAATACATCAGTATCTATATTCAATACTTTTGTAACACTTTTCGGACCAGAAAGCAATCGGTCTATGGTCCTAATTTGCGGGGCTACTGCCCTGATCGCTTCAAGCACGTTGCTGTCAACCAAGAGCCTTCCATTTTCGCCGCGCTCTGCGGCCTTCTCCCCGAAGAGGCGCAATACGGAATCGGTCACTGCCAAGGCCATGTCCTCGGCAAGTCCTGAAGTCTCCTTTGTCCGCTTATCCCGGTCGTCTTTCTGAGCGTAGTCATACAGAGACAGCCCGGCTTTGATAAACGGATGGGCGGAATCGATCATCGTGGAAATAAAGGAATCAAAGCTGTTGCCGACCGCTTCCTTTAACGTTGAGCCTCCCCTAAAAGGAATTTTATTTAGGTCGTTCATGGGAAGCTGGGGATAGAGAAAGATGATTTCATCATCATCATTGCGGCCTAACGGTACCGCACCTTCTTCCCTCATGTAGGAGGGCATCTTTTCCATGTCCACGGATTCATCGGTGACGCTTTTAATAAGCTTCTGGGGGAGCGCCATCGTAGGCCAGTTCTCGATAGCCGTGATCTGGCCCACCTGATTGGCGATATTGCGCCGTAACCAGGTGTAGAAGGGGAAGACCTTCTTTAGCGTGTTCTTTTCGAAGTCGGTTAAGTCTTCATAATCGATAAACCATTTTTTCGATTCATTCTTGGCGTATTCGAGCATGGAAGGAGAGATGGAGCCTTCCTTCGCCATCTTCTTAGCTCCGATGAGGAAGGAGTCCATCTTGGCAAAGCTCTCTATATGCGCCCCCACTTCCCGGGATGCTTTGCCTACACGCTCAAGGATGTTCTGCTTGCCTGTCCCTAAGAGGTCAACCACCGCCTCTTTGGTATCCCGGCCTCCGAAGCTTAATGAGATAATGCCTTTCTTCCGGGCGTACTCGGCAAGCTCGCCTAGGGTGTGTTCCCCATAGGTTTTCGAGAGGGCTTTTCTAACAAGCTCCTCTTTAAGCCCGAGTTGTGAGGCTGCCTTCTCTATGCCGTTTAAGCTCACTAAGGTAGCGATCCCGGCGTCCTTCGCGGTTTCCGCATCGATCGCGTCAAAGCCGTGTTGCTGGAAGAGGGTCACCATGTTCGAATAGAAGTTCCGCAGGTGGAATCCGGGATTGGAGGTCACGGTTGTCTTCCACAGGTGAGTGAAGCCTGAAAAGGCGTTTTGCAGTGCCTGGATATCCGGGTCATTGGAGGAAAACTTCAAAGTCCTGTCGATGATCGAGGCCACATGCTCATCAAAGAGGTAGCCGGAGAAGTAGGCATCATCCACTTCTTCAAGACCGAGGAGGGATGAATACTCTTCCAAGGCCATGTGCTTCTGCATCGCCCGGCCTTCTTTGTGGGAAGCTAGGATGTCCTTACCCGCTTCATCGGAGTAGGCGATAAACCCTTCCCCTTTAGTATGGGTGCGGGAGAACGGGTCTACGTGCTGACTTGGAACGGTAATTTCATCAATCTTTATCCCGAAGGGCTTAAAGGCCTCGATCATGTCCACGCGCTTAGAAAGCTTATAGTGCTGTATCACCCTCGATGCCAGAATCTCATCCAAAGACAGATTCGTGGAAGTGACATTATCGGCAAAAAGTCCTGCGATCTGGTCATCCGGCATGTCCACGATATCGCGCAATGCCTCGGCTTGCGCCTGGATTGATTTAAATAGCCCCTTCTTCTTTGTCTTGGTAAAGGCCTGGGAGGAAGTGCCGATCTTCCGCCCCGGACCTACCGGGCTAGGCAGAGCGCCTTGGGAGACAAAGGTAAGATAGTCAGGAAGCGCGTGAATCTCATCGCTATAGCCAAGGGAAGCCCACACATCTTCAGCCTGTTTTAGACTTCCAAAGACGCTTCCTACTTCAGCGTCAAGGCGAGAAAGGGCTTCGATATTCTCATCCGATAAGTCAATGCTCTGCCCTGTGACTGCCTTTACTTTTTCAGCCGCCGCCCGGATAAAAGTTGGAAAATCCATGTCAGCGTACTTTATCCGCTGCCCGATTTTCTCTTTTAAGCTCTTTAGATAGACATACTCCCTTTTGTCCTTGTCGGTGAATTCCGAAAGTTTCTCCTTTATGTCTTTCACTGACTTCTGGATTGAGTACTGCGCACTCTCCGATGCATCGCGTGCCTTTATTTTAAGCATGGTCTCATAGGGGTTGGAGAAGCCTAACAGCCTTCGCACTCTTCCTATGGGGGAGTTATTCATTAACGACCACCAGGCATCGGAATAGGTAGTTCCTTTTTTACCTAAGACAGCCTGTTTGCTCCCAAGCGCTGTTTTGAAAGCATCCCACTGTTTCATTGCGGAGTTAAAACCTTCGTGGGTGGATGAGTTCAGTTCTTTTCTAAAAAGCTTAAAGGCTGACTCACCCGCATGGTCGAGAACGGAAAAAGGGTTATCCCACTGCCTAAGATCAATCTTTGAATAGAGGTCTGATGATTCTAAGTGCGACAGAAGGCCTTTATCGCCTGAGAACAGTTCTCGAATCCGGGAGTTTTTAATGCCTGAAAGGACATCCTTCTCGCCTGACAGCCGCGCCCTTACTACGCGTTGCGCGGCATCTTCTATCTGGCTTGCATGCTCATTCAAGAATTCCTGCTTTGCGCGGGTCTTCTCGATAAGGAGCTTACGTAAAGTCTCCGATTCGTTGCCAACTACCGTGGAAAGGCTTCGCTCTGAAGACGCTCCCTTAGCGTGTTTATACCGGGAATAGTCACCCTTTTTCGTAAGCGTTTCGATCCTCTCTGAAAGCGCCTTGTCATAGGTGTCCTTCCAGCCTTTAATCCTGGCATTTACAAGCTCCCCTTGCGGGTTATACGGCTTATCATCGAGGGCTTTTAAGAAATCCCCTTTTAGTTCGTCCTTGGATTTTCGCAATGCCTCGTTGTAATAGCGCGAATATTCCTTAGCGAATGTTCCGTCTTTCGCCCATTTCCGGGCGTACTCTAAAGCCTCTTTTGATTTCCCGGCCTTGCGCAGCTTTTCCAAAAATTCCTTGTCAAAGCCTTCCCGGAAAAGCTTTAGATCAATGACAGGATTCGCGGCTCTGGCGATCATCCGCATTTCGGCGCTCGCGCTGGCGGCGGCCTTGGCGGCGTTAGTCGCCCCGAAGCTGACATAGTTCGCGGGGTCTAAGACAATATCGGCAAGGGTACCTGTAGCCCACCTGAAGGCCTTATTACCGAAGGCTGGCGTTCCTCCCTTTACTCCCCCTTCTCCAAACATGCCTTTATAGGAGGCATCCTCCTCATCGCCCCAGAACACTTTTCTAAAGCTCTTCTCCCCTTCAGGGGTGAAGCTAGTAAGGATGTCTTTCATGTACTCGGTAAAAGGGACCTTCTGGCCTCTGAAAGACTGCATGACGTTTTCAGTGGTATTCGCGCTGATATTGTTCCCGATGGACAGAAGGTTTAGCGCCCACTCTACAGGGGTATGGCGCTTCTCATCCTCTTCGCGCTTGGCGCGGGACCACTCCACGTAGGCCTTCGTCTCCGGGGATACGGAAGACTTCCTTCCATACTTTCCCCGCTGATTCATGTAGTCCTGATAGGTCACCGTGCGCCGCCAGTGAAGTTTTTAACGCCCCGGTTCTCAGGGTTGGAGCCATTCGGTTGCCGGACTCTGCCGAGGGCTAAGTCATTCATGTACTCTTCCCAGGAGGTATACGGCGCTGGCGGCGGGGCGGCGTTGGCATTGCCTCCTAGCACGCCTAGGTTAGGCTGACCTATCGCCTTTGTATCCTTTGACGCGGCAGGGGGATTGAGAGAGTAGCGTTCCAGGGAGCCGGGACCGTTTATCATCTCGAAAGCACGCCTGGCGTTTTCGGCTAGCTCGGTTTTCCCCGAAGCGGTGAACCCGGTATAGTCCATGAAAAGAAATTTGGAAGCTTCGGCGTTAATGAGGGCGGGGGAGGGGTTCGCCTTTCCGCTTGTCGCCGCAAGGCTCGCGCTTGCCGAATCGATAGCAGTGGTATAGGCGCTGGATGAGGAGGAATACACGCTGTCGATTGCCCCTTCGGTATCCTGCTTGCCGCGCATGGTGGTGATGGCTTGCTGTCCTGCGGCTTCAATCCCCGCTACATCGATTCGATTCTGGCGGTCCTTGTCCGCCTCCCCTGCTTCATAGCCTTGCTGGTCATTCTGAAGGGCAAGATCAAGGCCGTATTTCTTATCAAGGGCGGCAAAGTCTATCGCGCCCTTTTCTCTCATCATGGAAAGATCGTGCAAGAATTCCTTTTCAAGCCGGGAATCCTGGGAAGATGTTTTAAACCTTTCCAACGCCATTTCCTGGTCCCGGTCAAGCTGGTTCTGCTCCTTGGTGAAGCTAAGTTCGGTATCACGCTGGCTTCCCTGGAATTCCTGCTGGTCATCCTGCAAGGCGCTCTCATGCGCCTGGGCGTCATTTAAAAGGGCTTCGTCAAAGCCGTATTTGGTTTTTAAAAGCTTTTCATCAATAACACCCTTTTCTTTCATTACGGCGATATCGTTTAAAAGCTCCTGCGCCATGCGGGAGTCCAGCTTGCTTTCTTTAAACGAGGTTACTCCCCATTCCTGGATTCTGTTTAAGCGCGCCTGATTCTCTTCGAAGTCCTGCGCGTCATCCTGCATCGCCGCTTCATGCGCCTGGGTGTCATCTAAGAGGGAAAGATCGAAGTTGTATTTGGTCTTTAAAAGCTCACCGTCAATGACTCCCTTTTCCCGCATGAGCGCGATGTCATTGAGTAACTGGCTGGCGGTCCTGGAATCAAGTTTATTTTCCTTGAACGAGGTAAGCCCCCATTCCTGAACCCGGTCAAGCTTTTTCTCCTCAGACTGCCATTCCTGGGAATCATCCTGCATGGCCTTTTCATGGGTCTGGGCGTTCTCTTGCAGGGCTTCGTCATAGCCGTACTTTTCTTTAAGGTGGGTAGAATCAATGGAACCCTTTTCCCGCATGGCGTTAATGTCATTCCAGAATTCCGTTTGGAGCCGGGAATCGAGCTTGCTTTCCTTGAATGCGGTAAGTCCCCATTCCTGCGCCCGGTCAAGCCGCTTTTCTTCCGATGTCCACACGCGTTCTGACGCGGCTTCCGCTGATCGGTTTTCATGCTCCCTCTGCACGAGTTCCAGGGCGTTTTTGTGGGCTGACTCCTCCCGTTTCGGGGCAAGCTTTAGGCTGTCATAGACATCAAAGCCCGCTTTCGCAAGGCTTCCGGCGCTCTGCAACGCGCCTGTGATATTTCCGAAAAGATTCTGGCGCTTTTCCATGGCAAGCCGTTCTTCTTCTCGGGCGTCTTCTTTTTTCTTCTGCCTCGCCCCGATCAGTAGTTGCAGTGAGGCGTTATTTCCGTCAAAGAGTCCCATGGTGAATTTCCTTATTTAAAAAGCCCGATGATTGCCCCGAGTACGCCTAAGCCAGCGCCGATTACCTGGCCTCCCGGGATTACCGAGGCAAGGCCGCCTAACGCGCCTAACGCGCCGCCTGCCCCTGTCGCAAAGCCGCCCTTGGCTTCTTTTACCTCCTGCGCTTCCGATTCATTCCGCAACGCCCTCTGGTTTCTGGCTTTAATGAGCGCGTCTTGGCTGGATGCAAGCGAGCCGAATAAATCATGCTCTCTCTTTTCGCCTGTCAGCGAAGTTCCAAATAATGACATTTACGTGTTTCCTTTATTCCTTAGCGGCTTGTCACAAGGGCATCCTGCGCGATGATCGCGTCAAGTAGATTGCGTATCGGGGATACTTCCTGATTCGCTAAGTCTATCCACTTCTGGTAGGCTTCCTTGTTCTTTACTTCCATGGCGGTTATCTGGGCGTAGATGACATCAGCAAGCTGGGTTAGGTGCTGAATCTGGGAGGAATCCCGGGATGCTATCTGGCTTAAAGTTGCCGCGGAGGCCTGGAAGGCGTTTAAGCGCTCGGCGCGCAAGCCCTCTTCATACTCCGCAAGGCTTATCCTTCCTTGCTCTAAAAGGCTGTAATAGCTTTCAGCCTTATTCTGGTAGTTCTTCTCTTTCCGCGCCATTTCAGCGTTTAAAAGCCCCACTTCATTCTGAGTTCGCAGATCGCTTATTTTCGAGCGCACTTCATCGGCGGCGGCAAGGTAGGCCATCGTCGAGCCTGTGGAGGAGCGGATGCTGTTAAGGGTTCTTTGCGCCTGTGCCAGTTCCGAGGCGACGGACTTGTCCCCTGCCCTTTGATAAAGCGCCCTCTCCTCTTCGGCAAGCCCTTCCTGCCCGGAGATTCCACTATCCACGGCGCTTGAAAGCGCGCCCATCCTGTCTTTGTAATTAGAGCCGGAAAGCTCATCTAAGCGCTCATACCCTGCCTGGGTATCATCGCTGGTGATTCCCCCTGTGACGGCGGTTTGCGCATTCTTCATCTTCGTAAGCGCGTCCAAGTAATCAGCGGATGGACTTCCTGAGAGAGTGGAAAGCGTTGAGGTTATGCTGGCGTTCTGCGCTTCTAAGTCGGAGGTGTCGTCATAGGCCTGGATAAGCTTTCCAGTGGCGGTATCGTAGATGCCCGGCGCTCTTCCTTTGCTGTCCCCCGGAAGCACGGTCTCATAGCGAAGTTCCCCGGATCGGTTCTGCATCGCCTGTTTAAGCTCCGCGATTACCGCGTCCACCTGCTCAGCATCGGAGAAATCGATGTCTCCGATCGTGAGGCTTTCAGGATTCGCCTTTATGATGGTAATAAGCTCGGCGGTTGTCTTCTTAGGCTGTCCGTTAGGAAGAGTTTGAGGGTTTGCTTCCGTCGTAGGCGAAGGAATTGTAGCAAAGCCGTCAGGCGCTCCGTTGGCATCAGCTTCCTGGGAGGCGTTCCTTCTTGCTCTGGCTCTTTCCCTTGCCGTACGGGAATCATGCACAATGTTTTCTTCATCAAAGACAAAGGGAGCGTAGGGACCGTAGGCTTCATCAGGAAGAGCGCTGTTCGCGGCGAGTGAGGAGCCTACAAGGGAGCGAAAAGGATCATCTTCAAATTCCTGGGCGCTTTCGCCAAAGGCTTCAGGGCGTTTTTTTAGCATCTAAAATGTTCCTTCCTTTATGCCAAGCGCGAAGCCTGAAAGCCGCGCCCCTTTGTCGGAGTATGAAGAAATCCTTACTTGCAGCGTTTCACCGTCAGTCTCATAGGGAAGGCTTACATATCGGGTAAGATCAGGCTTCTTTATCCAGAGCATATTCGCCCTCACCGAATCCGCGACAAACTGGATTAGGAATTCTCCTTCCTCTTCGCCGTGGATTATCCCCATGGGCTTAAATCTGAAAAACCGCTTCTGAGACCCCGGGTATCCGAAATCCATGTGCTTGGTCCGCGCTTCCATAGGGATCGGATCTCCGTTGTCCGTGGTTCCTGAGAAGAGGGTATAGAGACCGCCATCCTGCCATGCGACTATTTCGTTCACGTCGTTTCTCGCACCTAAGCCTTGGAAATCGTGGCGGGTGAATTTATAGACCGAGACAAGATAATCTCCGGCTGAGTTTTTGCGTAAGGTAGATGGGACAAACAGGTAGCCGTTACCGCTTGCTATAAGAAGGTAATTCCCCTTCTGACAGAAGGCGGCGCATGAAGGCTGTGCGAATTTTCCTTTAAGCTCTTTGGCTATGTGGCCGCTTACAACGGCGGTCGTTACGCCGTCATACAGGATCACGTTTTCGCCTGAGATAAATAGTACCTGGTTTTCAAACGGCACAACGCTGTCCGCCTGGGTGGTTCCGATATCAGCGATCCGGGTTACCGTGGGGTTATTAAGAGAGTTTCCAGAAAAGCCGTAGAGGGTGCGCTCTTTAAAGACAAGCATCGAGTCTTTGAAGTTTAGAAGCCGCTTAATCCCTTTGCCGCCTTCAATGAAGACTTCCACGTCATCCGCGCGCCAGCCTGAGAGCGCATCAGGCGGGGAGAAATTAACAACATTCCCTGCCGCGAGGCACAGCATTGAACGGTAGACAGCCGCATCCGTGGGGTTTTCATTGCCAGTTATCTGGCTTACGTACTGCGTATGCCGGACAGCCTCTATCCTGCCGGAAGGGGATTCCCCTTCTAATAGAAAGGACACTTCGACGGCATACTGGCCTTTAAAGTGGTTTTCTAAGGTGGAAGGGGCGAAGGTTATTTGGGTGCCGTCGAATTCCAGGGCAAATTCAATGACGATAGTGTCAGCGAGGGTGAGGACTTTAGGGCTTACTTCCTTCCATCCGCCTGAGGTGGAAATTCTCACCGTGGCGCTTATGACAGGAGCGCTTACTTCCGTTATCTCAATGCGGTTGAACACTAAATCGGAGGCAATATAAAAGCCTTCCCCCGATGAAGGGGCGAGCATCCAGGGTTCGCCTGACTGCGCGGGGATGGTTGCGTCCGTATAGGTGCCGAAGGATGCTCTTCCTGCATTCCAGTCATAGTATTCCCGTGTTCGGATATCCAAGGCATCGAGGGAGGATTCAGAATATGAATTGTTCAAAAATTGAACAATCGATGCCTTGGAATGCCCCGAAGTCCCCACGATAACGATTGCCCCTGCGTACTCGATCATCCTCACTTTGGTTTCTTGTGCGGAAATGAGCGTGAGGGGGAGAGTGTCATAGCTTCCGCCGTTCTCGATCTGAAGCCATGCCTGGGAATTAGGATCCCGGGTGACGACATAATCCAGCACCGCCCCTGTTATGGCAGAGCGCAGGAAGCCCAGGATTGTGTGATTCTCAAATTGGTGTTGTAACGAATACCCTTCCCGCATGGTAAGGCCGTCATGCCAGTAGCAGTTCTCAGCTAAAAGAAGGTCGGAATCAGCCATGAAGGAGGAGGGCGTATCGGTGTGGAATCCGCCTGAAAAGTCCTGGAAGGTCTTTATAGTCTTAGGCATGTCAGCGTCCGAAGATTGAAGGATTGGCGTTCGCCTGGTCGATGTTGTACCGCTGAATTTCATTGCGGTAATTGGCAAGGTTCCTCGATGCCTCATCGTATTCAAAGTTCTCTTCGGACAGCTTCGAGGCGGCAAGGTAGACTAAGGCTAAGTGCGCTTTCTCAGGCAATTCAGGGGAGTCGGTATCGAGGATTAAATCCTTGGGGAAGCGGTCGTAGATAAGCTTCGCGGTGAGTCCGGGGGAAACGGCCTTTCTATTAAAAAGGATTTTCCCTCCTGATACAAAGTACAGTTCCGGGGTCCCTTCAATGTCCGATTCAGAAAGCATCGTCAAGGACCCTTTTTTAAGCTCATTCCGAGCGATGAAAAGGTGGTGGAGGGTGAAGAATCCTTGCGGTGTCGCAATCTGGTTGCCAGTAAACGGCACGTCCAGGACTTCCGTTATCCCACCTGCATCTATGACGAATTGGCGCATGGCTTCGTTAAGCCAGTCAGTGACCACTTCATTGGGAATATTCGTCCCGGTGCGTGAAAGCCGCCTGGCCTTCTCAATCATGTTTGAGAGAATCATGCGTTTACTGCCCCTCTGACCATGACCGGGAAGAGCATCGCCTTCTCAAGAGAAAGGGCATAGCCGAAGGCGTTGGCGGGGCGGATCGGTGCCTCAATGTCTCCAACTGTCCCGGATACTTCATAAAGCCAAGTGTTTTGCCTTCTAATAGAAAGGATGGGTCCTATAACGCCGCCTATCTGGATGGTGCGCTCTGAAGCCTTACTCATGGCGGTAGGATTCCAGCCAACGTAGAATTCCTGTGCCTCCGATTCGAACGGATGGGCGACAAACCCGGAAGGCGCGAAAGTGATCTTCATGAGCGTGCAGGAAGGAATGTACTCCTGCGCCTTCGCGGTTACAAAAACGGACCCGTCCGCGCCGTAGAGAAGCGCGAACCAGGGAGATGAGCCATTGCGGACGAGTCCTGTCATTTCGTTACGCTGCCTTCTCAATCCCGGTGAGTCCGTTGAATACAAAGGACGTGTGCCTGTACTTCATGACGGTGTTCCCGGAGAAGGACATTTTCTTGACCAGGTTGTTGGGGTAGTTTTCCAAAGGCTCCCAATCAACGGTCTTGAAGTTAAAATCGGGGTGAATCTGGAATTCGAAGGCGTTCATGTCCAGGCCGAAGAGGTATCCTGCGGGGCAGAAAGGATCGGCAAGGATAGTTGTTCCCTCGAAAGTGACATTGGTGAAGCCCATGTCGGCGGTCTCTTTGTCAGAGGTGCCTTCGTACTTCGTGGCAAGCCAGATTTTTTCTTTCAGGGTGGCAAGGATATCCTCGGTGGTGAGAAGAAATTTAGGCTTTTTCCCGCCGAAGGTGGATGCGACAATGGCCTTATAAAGCGACTTCTTTCCCTTCGCAATGTCATCGGAATAAAGGTCTAGGACAGTCCAGTCAGTCCCGGCATAGACCTTCGATTTCCAGTTAGGCGCGTCCACAGAGTCGATTCCTGCGTACTTCTGGGCAGAGACCAGGAAGGTAAGGGGAGAAATCATATCAAGGCAGGTCTCGACGTAGGCATCCGTGGAATACAGGTCCTTCGCCATCTTGTCCTCGTAATCCTCCTGAAGCTCCACGTATTTGTCCTTCAAGAGAGATACGATCTGCGCTTCTCCGACGTTCTCCACGCGCTCCTGCCAGTTGATTTGCGTAGAGCCGAAATAGAATTTCCATCCCGACTTCGCGGCAGTCCGGCTGTCACCCACGCCGTAGGTCACAGGAGCGGCGGGGTCCACGCCTTTAACCGCGCCGTTGCCGGACATTGCGGTGTAGCGGACAGGCCACTGGATATGGGTGCCGCCTTTTACTTTCACCTGGTTGCCCTTCTTTAGCTTTTTAAAGAAAGGGCAGTTGTCATAGGCTATGTTGATAAGCGCCTTTTCAAAGTACTGGCGGCTTACGGCATTCGCCTGGGAAATCTCTAGAGCCATTTATACTTTCTCTCCTTTACGTAATAGTTGTTAGTGCAAACCCGCTAAGGCGGCTTGCTCGGCTTCTTCCATGCTCCTGTAGGAGCCGGAAGCTTTCGGCACTGGACCGCTTCCCGGAAGGACTCTGGCAGCGCCTTTCGCCTGAATCCGGTCAACGATCTTCTTTTCCATCTCTAAGGGATTTTGGATGTTCCTGCCCTTAATCGAGTGATACAGGAGATCCAGGATCGCCTCGGAATCGCCTTCGGAGAGGATTTTTAACGCGCTCTCAATCTGAGGCTCATCGAAATCCTCATACCGGGTTTTAAAGGAGTCATAGAGCTTTCGCTTGGCTTCCTCCTGCTCCCGGTTTTTCTTCCAGCCCTCCATGTCGGCAAGCTTTTTCTCCAGTTCGGCGTATTTCTCATCCGCGTACTGCCTGGCTCCGTCTAGCGCCCCCCTCGCGGAAGGACCGTTTTTCACGGCCTCCTGAAGCTGGCGGTAAATGTCCGGGTTGTCGCGCAGGAATTGGTTGTACTTGTCATACTTGGCGGACTCTTCCTTACGCTTGGAATCCCATTCAGCCCTCTGCCGCTCATGCTCCTCCCGCATCTTCGCAATCTCTGCGGTCTTGCGGGTGTAATCAGAGCGCATCATGCCCATGTTCTTCCACTCTTTTAGGAATTCGTCCTTCGTCCTGTACGACTTTCGCACGCCTTTTTCATCGTCAAGGTCAAGGAAAGTACCTGGTTCTACTTGTCCTGCCGAAGCAGGGGCGCTCTCAGCGTGTCCGGGAGTGGAATCAATGGAAACCGTATCGGCACTTTCGCCGGGGCTTCCGCCGCCCACACCGTCGGGGCTGAAATAGGTACGTATGAACATCTGTTATCTGCCTCCATAGGTCATTAAGTCTTCTAGCGATCCAGATTCCTGATTCATCCCGCCCTGGCTTCCGAGTCGTGTTGCTACAGGGTCAGGTATCGGGCTTGCTGATACGGCCGCTTTCATCTTGTTTAAGGGATTTGCCTTCTGGGTCTCCCGCTGGACCATCTCGGATAATTGGGTGACAGGACCCTCGACATCGACACCGAGGGTGGAAAAAAGCTCCCGCACGCTCATGTCCTTGCGAAGCATCCCGCGCTCAGCCATGAGAAAGGCATCCTGGGGATTCATGACGGAAAGCCCTTCATCCATCGATTGCGGCACGCTCTTCTGGGGGGACATCCCCATGCCGGGGTCCATAGGGTTAGGCAACTGCTTCCTCCTTCACTTGCGCGTCTGCTAGATCATTTAAAAGATTCTGAACCATCGCCTGGTCTTCAGGCGCGTCGGGATTGCCCCCTCCCGCCCCGGCGTTTGCCATCGCCTCTTCTTTCTGCCGTTGTTCGGCAAGCCTGGCTAAGATTTTGTCAGTACCCGGGACGCGAAGCGTTTCAAGCACTGCCTGGGCATCGACGATTTTCATTTCAGCAAGCCGGAGCATGAGATTCGCCAGTGACTGCCTGTCCAAGGGGAGGGTGGAATTGGTTTGGATCTCAATATTGAAGTCAAAGTAGACTTCATCGGTCTCGGCTATCGCGTCGATGAGCGTTTCATAGTCTTCAATATCCTCTTTCTCTTCTTCAGAAAGATCATCATCCATGAGGCCTACAGGCGTTTGAGGCTTTAAGGCTTGGGCAAGGAAATCCTTCTGATTGGAAATCACGCCATATTGGACATCATCATCCTTGCGGATATAGAAGCTTCGAGGCTCGGTATAAAACTGCATCATGAGTTCCACGATGAGGGTCGCAAGGCGCTTTATCGAGGATTCTAAGTTCCTCACCCGCTGGCGCGTCCGGGTATAGGAGGATTCAAGAAGCATCGACATTTCGGTAGCTGTCTGGCGCTGGCGCTTTCCAGTCACCCCTTTTGTGACATCGGTGACACCTGATACTTCCTCAATAAGCTGCGGAATCGTGGACATGATCTGCGTTATGACAGAAGGCAGGTCCGGGACATCGAGGATCGCCACTACATCCTTGGCAAATCCTGCCTTGGACATAAGGACCTGGTCTCCTTTCTGGATCGCGTCCTTTATCTGCTCGGTAGTGATGCCTGCCGATTCGTCAACGACGATATTCCGCTTTGTGTACTTCCTGGCATGTTCGACTATCTGCTGTAAGCGGACGTTGAATTCCCGGTTTAAATTCTCTATCTGATCAGGCTCCCCTATCCCCCAGAATTGATGCGGCACCTTGTAGTTGTGAAGCGCGACATAGGGCGGCCTTCCGTGATTAAAGGGGGAAGGGCGGTCATCGAGGAGGATCGCATTCCCACCTGTGAAGGTGAGGATTCTGCCGTTGGGGTACTTGGCTTTGCGTACCTTCTTTTTTTCTGATACATCCACACCGTCAGCGTTCTTCCCGGTGTACTGTTCTTCTATCGCTTCAATGGTCTCGTTGTCTTTAAGCCATATCTCGTAGACCAGAATGTAATCCCCGATCAGGTCATGCTCCGCCAGGCGGTCCTGCTTCTGGTCATGCTCAGTCGCATACTCTTCCTGAGTGATATTCTTCTCTGCCTTGGGATAGAGCCGCCTCACGTCCTCCACAGGCATGAGCTTTCGCATGCCGCACCAGGAGGCGTTCCAGGGATCATCGTAGCCGGGGGCAATCACAAAATCGAAAGGGTCCACTACATCGATGGCGACATCCCCTAAGCCCCCTGCGGCATCGGGATCGAAGTAGACTTTAAAGATCGCCGTGCCGTGTATTAGGCAGTCATAGACGGCATCGAGGAGCTTTTCATCCATCCTTGCCATTTCCCAAACGAATTTAAGCGCGTCGTTATAGAGGTCGGCTACCCGCTGGAAGAAATAGCGGCGGGGCAGGACTGACCAGATAGGCCTGTTGTCAGTCAGAAGCGGGGCGGTCGTCTGGATTGTGGAGAATATGAAGTTGCAGAACACCCGGGAGTCTTCAGGATTTAGCTCCGTCTCATTCCACCACTTCCCGGTGAATTCCTTGATAAAGCGCTGCCACTTCTTGCGGCGCTCCTCATGCTCAGGTGAGCCGTAGGATGCATCGACGGCATCTTTTAATTCTGAAAAGGTCATGAATCCGCCTTTATGATGCCGTTTTCCGCCATGTACTTCTCCCGGGCGGCCTGGGAGTTGAAATTCATGCCTGTATAGGGGTCATGCCCGGCTCTGAAAGCTACTTTGATAGCAGGGGATGAGTACTTCCGGCGCAGTTTCTTTTCGCAGGTGGGGCATAGTTGTTCTGTTTCGTTTATTTTGTCCGGGTCCACGTAGATTGATTCCATGATACCGCACCGTTCGCAGATAAAATCGTAGAGAATCACCGTATCGCTCCGTATGCCCCGGTCTTGAAATCCTGCATTGCCGTACCGTCGGTTCTCCTAGAGCCTGAAACGTACTTAGGCGCTTTCTTTATGCGCTCCTCCATGGCGATAAGCCTCTCTAGATAGTTCTCAGGAAGGTTTGAGAATGAGGCTTGGCTAATACGCCCATCGTTACGCAACAAACTTAGCCTCCCATGAGGACTTCAAGCGCCGCTTGAACATCCCGAATAACGAATCAGGCCGATAGGACCTGTCTTTAAGCACATCGCCGGAATTCCCCGAAGTAAATTCCGTTATGATCTGGACCATCATCGTGAGCGCGTCCACGAGATCGTCATGCTCCCCTTTGGGGAAGAATTCCATCTGAAGAAGGAGGTCAGCTAACGACTGGTTTATGAATACACGGCCTGTGCGCACTACTCCGCCTAGGATGCGGTTAATCTTGTCCTCTTTGGACATGGACCGTGGCGCGTCAATCTGCTCTAGCTTGAAGCGCAAGGGTTTTCCTGTGATCTCTTCGTATTCCCGCTTCTTTATATCGAGGAGGTACTGAATACCCGCCTGTAGCCCCAACTCGATTCCCACGGTCTTGGGTCGGTACTGCACGATGAGCCTTATTAGCTCATCCACCATCTTGTCAGGCTTTAAGTGAATCTTCTTAGCCTCGATGACATACAGAAAGCCTTCAGAATTGACAGCCCCGATGATGACTCCTGTGTCATCTGAATAGCGCTCCGCTGTCGCTGCCGGGTCCACGGTCATGTAGTAGGCATATGCTCCCGGGGGAAGCTCTGAATACGTCGGTTGCGGGGGAGGGAATATCTGGTCATCCCTCGGGACCGGGTTGTTATCGTACTGGCATGAATATTCGTACGCTCCCTGACGTTGTTTGATCTTTGCGAGCATCGAGAGCGTGAAGAACCGATAGATTGGCTTTCCATCCTCGACAGCCCTGCGGATAAATACCCTGTCCCTGTACCAGCCTTCTTTTATCACCGTTCCGTAGATGTCCGAGAAGTGATAGCGGGTGCCTATCATAAGCTCGAAGCCTTCAGGGTCCTTAATTGACTGTATGTAGGAATACCAGTCCCGGACCTTCTTTATCTGTTCCGGGGTCGAACAGGATTGTTCGTTGATAATGTCATCCATGATGATGACATCGTAATGCCGCCCAACGATGGTAGCCCCGACTCCCCATGCCTCAACTTGGTTCTCCTGGGGAATCCTGCCCCACTCGCCTGATCGGTATACGGTAAGCTCATTGGCGACTGACCGCTTCCAGTTGGCGAACCGCTTGCCAGGTTCCGGGATTCGGTCGGGGAATAGCCGCATGAGCATAGGGGTACAGAAAAGTTGCTTGATTTCCCCTAGCTGAGACTCCACTAAGCTGGAAGTCCGTGAAAAAAGCCCTATGCGGATATTAGGATTCTGAAGGATCAGCTGGATGATCTTTACTTTCGTCCAGGCTGACTTCATGTGTCCGCGGGGAATCAGAATAAGGGTGTCGTCATTCCTCTCCATGATGCCTGAAAGCCATCCGTGCAAGACTGGATCAAGGCGGGGTCTTCCCCCATCCTCGATCTTGTCCATGCCCAGAATGACGGCACCCAGGAAATACAAATCAGTGAGAGCCTTCCATTGCAGGTAAAGCTCTGCCGCTAGCTCCTCCTTCCCTGTTTTGTCTAAGAACTCTTTATACTTCCGCCTTTCAGCAGGAGTGCGCACGTATTCCATGAAACTCCGAAGTATCTATTAATGATACTTTTGTATATACTATCTCCTTGACCATTGGGATCAGGTATACCCTAACCGTTATCAGTCACGCTTCTCTTCGCTCTTAAGCGAGTAATAAAGCTATATGCTGAACTTTCCGAAGTCGTGCTGAGCGCTAGCGAAGCCCTCTGGAGACGCAGGAAAGTGTCTCTAATCTATTCTTCTGTATCTGCACTAGCATACATGCGTATAGTATATATGGAGGAGGATTGAAATTGTGTCAAGAGACTTTTGAAATCTGCTAAAAAAAAGGGTAGTGGATTTTAAAAATTAGGTACGTAAGAAATTAACTTTGGTCGGGGGAAATTTGCCGACACGATTATCCCTTTTTTATCATTGATTTCTAACCAGAGGCGGAATATTTGTTCAAACTCATTGACCAATGTAAAGCTTTTAAAGCTTATGTTTAAAACCACAATAGAAGCAAAAAACATTGTCTTTGGCTTCAGTCAATTTTATATCTTTATCACAGCATTTTAAATGGTATATTATCATATCATTTTCTTCTGGAGTGATGATCGGTTGAACGTAAGGTAAAGCTCCCCCTTTAAAGCTAATTAAGCCACTAGATCGTCGATTCGCCTTCTCCATTTCTTTTATAAGCTTCTCATTTATTATTTTGTTAGCGTAATTTTTTAAATGCATTTGAATAAAAGCAATTTGCGCATTAGTCCAAAAAGTTTTCATTCCTGCTTCTTGCCCACAATACGGGCAATAATAAACATGAGCATCTGCTTCATCATCATCTTTTTTCTTTACAGGATTTTCATCAAGATAATTTTGCATTAACAATTCAGTCTGCTTATTTAGGTCTTCTTCGTCCATTAAAATCTTAAATTCTTTCTTGCAAAAATTACATTCTCTTCTAAGATAATGATCATCATCAAGTGGAAAACTAATTTTCATAATGAATTCGCTCATAAACACCTCTATATTTGTTTATATCTACGTACAAAAAAAGTGGCTAAAGTAGAACAAGAATTCAATATTAACTCGGCAGTATAACCATTTACCTGGGGTGGTGTAACTCCTTTACCATGAGAAACACTTAACGAATTTCGAGCATGCCCTAAACTGGTAATAATACCTGCAATACTATTTGCTAGAGTAGCAGTAGTTTCTTCTGTATCAATTTCTGATAATTTTAATATTATTCTTGTTGATTTGTATAGGTCGGTCAAAACAGCCTTAGTAGGCAATGGAGAATTTGTTCTTTCGTGTATTATACGCATAGTGCTTTCTAGCATTGTAATGGAATATGTAATTGCTAATTCATTATTTCCATCTCGAATAGCGATTTTTGCTTTATCTAAGTCACTAAAAGCAGAATAAAATTCTTCCTTTTCAAATATATCTCGAATATTGAGTATTATAGCTTTGGTTGTATGAGCAACTTTTAATGTACAATTTTCACAATATTCGATTGTAGTATTTCTTTTTCTCAATTTACAGAACAAGCTTTCAATACTCAGCATACTGCCGCCGAGATAATTATTAACAAATAGTTTTGGTAATACTGAATCACATCCAAATTTTCTATATATAATCCCTGCTTCACATTTAAAACATATCTCTGGTGTCACCTCATTCGTTGTGTATTCTCCTCTCTGGATGGCTGCTTTACATATGAGTGAGCCCATTCCAATCTGTTGAAGATGGCAATCAATAATATCTTCTTCTGTTAATGATGACATGATTGCTCCTATATTGAAGAGCTAATCCTAAATAGTCTATAAGTCAAAAAAATTTGGAAAACTAACACAGGTTAGAATGATCCTTATTTACTTCTACGTCAATACTCACTTCTTCTTTTATCTTCCTATTCTTCGCTCTATCTCTCGCTTCCTTCATCACTTCTTTTATCAGCGCCCTATGTACATCCCTCTCCTGATCTGACACTTTCTTCTGATCTGTATAAGTTCCATCCATGCGGTTAAGGGTATCTACAGCTTTGATAATGTCTGAGAAGGTAGGTCCAGATTTGACTACTTCGACCAACTCACCTTCAGCGTTATACCGTTCAGTTTTCCTGGTCATCTTTTGGGTAATAAGGTCTATAAGTACGCTGGAACGGTGTTCCTTCCCCATCCCTCGTTCTTCCAGGATGCGTTCTATCTCATTCCTGATACGATCTTGACGCATGAGCTTGTATGACTGCTTATGAGCTGTTTCATAGGTAACATCCATAGCTGATACCGCAGAACCTAGAGCATTACCGTAGTTAGGGGAATCAGGATCGGTTATCTCGACAACGAAGCGTGCTGCACGTTCATCAAAGTTGCCTTTACTGGCTTCAGGTGTCGCTGACACTATGCTTTCTCCCTTTTAACTAGCCATTTACCTGTTCGACCATCAACGAAGGCTTCTGGTTCAAATCCTTTTGTCTTAAGCCAATCGAATACGGCTTCATTTATATATCCAGAAAGAGACCCACCGTTAGCTTTGACATAAGAGTCTAATAGGGTAAAGTTTTTTTCTGGAAGCTTGAGACCTACATATACTTTATCGCTTGATGCTTTATACGCCATCTCTACCTCCATTTGCGTTTTACAATATTAATCGTTATACGATAATAGTCAAGTACTTTTTTACTCTCAGATAATTCCAGGGGTTATTCTTATACACGCGATGAGCCTAGTCTCCCCTGGGGGCTGTTTCCCCTTCATCTATGGCATTTATCGTGCAATAAGTGCTTTTCTTATTTTATCTATATTCAATCAGTAACAGCATATAGCATGCCATTCTGTGAGTTTGATGCAGAAATAAATTTAATAAAATTAAACGTAAAACGATAAAAACCGTTTGACATTATTTAAAGTGACTGATAGGGTAGTATTATCGTGAAACGATACAAAAAGATTCACGATGTCGATCTTTTACAAGCCGTCACGTAAAGCCGTGACACGTAGCGGATAGTCTCGCAGTCTAGTACCGTGTGGCGATTGTAGGAAGCCGGAACCGTAAAGCCGGGAAACCGTACCCAAGGCGATGGAAGCGCCATCGTACGCCATAGCACGCGAACGCTGAAAGCGAGACCCGATACCACAAAGGAAGGGAAGTATATCGATTGCCTATATAATTGCCCTATAAATCCACACACTAGGGGAGATATATGGACAATATCGCAATGGAAAAACTCATATCGGCAATCGTAGCGGAAACCGTAAAATCTATCGTTCCGGCATTCATGGCTTCAGTGAATACAGGAAAGCCGGAAGCTGTCAGTCAAAAAATCGTGGAGTATATGCCTTCGAAGCTTCCATCTAATAGGAAAGCCGGAAGGCTCATAAAATCCGCAGGCAGTGATATAGAAGCCTTTACGATAGTAAAAAAGCACGTATTAGCACGGAAAGCCGGAAAGCTTCAGAAAGGACCATTTTTGACCTGCTATCGGCATATATCCGATACTACCACGCTGGAGGAAGTCGCGAGATCCTCCACTACGGCACTTCAGACCTTGCACAAGGAAGCGCAGAAAGTCCTTAACTATAGGGCTTAGTGGGCTTTGCTCACCGGGACGCTGTCAGCGTCCTAGTCTCGAATTTTCTTTTCACTATATAGGGCAATTTTACAGGCAATCGATATATAGGAAGTACCATACATTTATGGATTTTCGGATTGTATCGCTATAAATCCCGCACTCATGGCATGATTTATGCTTTATAGGACTGGCACGCCATCGGCACGCCCATAGTCTATAATTATCGGCATGATTCTTGCTTATGGGGATAAAATAGTGCTGTCACGATGCAATAGGGTAAGTGGGCTTTGCCCACTCGGGACGCTATAAGCGTCCTAGGCCTCTTCGTACCCGCAATAGGTTAGCGTCCTTGCCATGCGCGATGAGCGTTGAGAGCTGTAGTATGGAAGTATAGGCCAGTCGTTTCCGGCGGTTGCTAGGGGGTAGTGGGCTTCTTGAGCCAGCGGGGCAGCCATTATATGGCGCTATGTAGCGGGAATGGGTCAGGCGCTTATGCGTCGGTCCACCTTATGCGAAGGCATATTGTAGGGAAAGTCCAGTCCTAGAGGATGCTGGATGCGACAGCATAGAACACCATACGAAGAGGGGAGTACCAAAGAGCCTTAGTGGGTCGAATGGGCCAGAGGATGCGAAGCATCACCAGGACGCTAGAATAGCGCCTGTCGTTAGGCCACAGTGTGTACTGCGGCAAAGCCCATCATCCAGATGGGCTAAATGCCAATAATCTATGAATAGCGATTTAGTAATAATTAAAAAGACAAGTAACAATTAAAATTTTTTTTATTAAGCTATAAAGTATGATAGAATTTAATCTCTCAACAATGGAGGCATTGCTTATGAATAGTAGTCCTACTGTTGGTGTTGGTCGGTTGCTCAATGAGGGAGTAAGATATATAGTTCCTCAGCATCAAAGAGATTATTCTTGGACTGAAGATCAGATAGAACAATTGTTTGATGACATTTTATCTGCAATAGACGAGCAATGTAAGGAATATTTTTTTGGTTTGATGGTCTTTATCCCATATAAAGAAGCGCAAAAAGAATCCTATTCGATACTTGACGGACAACAAAGACTTGTTACTACAACAATAATATATTCATCTATAAGAACTTGGCTAACACAACATGGAGAAATCGAAGAATCAACATTAATCCAAAATCAATTTATTGGATCTCGTGAGTTTGGAGAAAAAGAAACTTTGCCAATTCTTCAACTTAATACGAATAACCATCAGGTTTTTTCTGATTTTGTTGTTGGAGAGCGTCCATTGAGTGAGATATCGAAAGTGCTTGAAAAGGTTAGTAAGTATGATGCTAATTATGATTTATTAAAAGCGATTGTGTTTTGCAAAGAAAAAATTGAGAAATTAGCGCAAAATACTTTTCCTGTAGTGGAAAATGCTAAAAAATATTTTATTGAAATAGTAAAATATATTAGGGATAATCTGAAAGTTGTACGTTTATTAGTGCCAGATGAAGCCAACGCATATACAGTATTTGAAACCTTGAATGCAAGAGGTTTGGAATTAAGTGCATTCGATCTTGTTAAGAATTATTTGTTCGGGAAAGCGAAACATAATATAGATGTCCAATTTTTACAAAGTAATTGGTTTGAGATGATTTCTAATTTGACATCAAATAATTCTGAAAATTTCTTAAAAATATTTTGGACTTCTAAGTACGGAAGAATACAAGAATCGTTACTATTTGAAACATTGAAAAAAAAATATTCAAGCTGGGAAAGTGTTAAAGAGTTATCTATTGAATTAGTCAAAATATCTGCGCAATATGAAAACGTGTACATATCTAATAGCAGTTTATGGCAAGGATATAATAAAGAGGTAAAAGAAGTCATTGATGATCTTTATATTATAAATTCTAGACAATTAGTCCCAATTATACTTGCAGCAATTAATAATTTTGAGAAAGACGAGTTAGGAAAACTGTTGAAAGTTCTTGAAGTTTTTATAGTAAGGTACCAATTGATTCAAGGTGGCAGGACGGGTTTGCTAGAAATAGCTTGTGCGAAATTAGCCAAAAAAATATCGGATAAGGTTATTATAAAAGCGTCAAAGGCTTACAAAGATATAGAAGAGCTTATGCCAATAGATTCAAAGTTCATTGAAGCTTTTAAAGTAAAACAAGAAAAAAATTCTAAGAAGGCAGTATTTATTCTTCAAAAAATAGAAAATGAGAATAATAAAGAAAAAAATGCCTATCCTGAGTTGGTTCCAAATAACTCTTTGACTCTAGAGCATATTTTGCCAAAAAATCCAAATCAAGACTGGAAAAAACTATTCCATGATACAACAAAGAATATAGAAGAATATAAATATAGAATCGGAAACTTATGTCTATTAAGCGACGTGAATAAAACTCTTGGATCAAAAGGGTATCATAGTAAAGTAGATGAATATAAAAAGTCAAAAATAACTATAACTAAAGAAATTTCATTTTATAAGGACTGGAACTTTGATTCTATTGAAGCCAGACAAAATGAGTTAGCTTTGATAGCGGTAAAAGCATGGCCTATACCGAGTTACTAGAAGAGAAAAGGGATGGGGAAAAATTAATATTATTTAAAAAGTAAAAAACTGTAGAGCAACAGTTTATAGGCATAGCACCGAAAAGTACAAAGTAAGGCAATATAGGAGAATCAGTCGGTTCAAGTCCTGCATCGCCTAGCTAACACTCCAATATTTTATTAGCATTAATTCTAGAATGTTTTTTGAGTACAAATATATTAGATAGTTAAATGATAATCTTTGATTAACATGACCATGTTGACTTTAGCTAAAATGAAGGATGCTGAGACTATGAATAATGCGCCCAACTGCTTCTTATTTTTCCTTCACCGAGGCACTTGCCGCAAGTATATCCATCAATAGTTCCTGAACCATGGCAAGATGGGCAATCTTCCAAAGGATACCTTTTAGAATACTCTCTACTTTCAGCAACACTTTTTTCCAACTCCTCCTTATTACATTCGTCACAATAAGCATCTCCAACAAGATGTGTACGCCCCCAATCACTTAGTATGCTCTTAACACGCTTCCCGCACTTGGGACAAGGGTTTTCAACAATATATTTGCGCAGCCATGGGGCATAATTATTATTAGTATCTATCGGCATAATTACCTCCATTGATATCATGCACGTACAGTTCAATATCTACCTAGAGCTTCCTAAATATGTGGGAAGCTCTAGGCGAAGTCGTTTTTAATTACCTTCAATCATCTTTTTCCTCATCATCTTTTTTAAAATAAATTGTCCGAGTGATTGGAAGATGAAAGCCTGCATAAGTAGTGGTGGAGACTTCGAGGTTATGATCATTGCGTTCAGTTTTCCATTCTTCTGCAAGTTTCGAAACTGCGTCTTCATCTACGATGCAATCAAGATTCTTAGTATTTGCTTGTTTTTGAAGACCATAGAATAATGGAAATACCGCAAGGCCTATAGGACCCCAAAATAAAGAAAGCCCAATAGCAGAAAGTCCACCAACAATTGCAGGTACGGGGCTAGAATCTCTTTTATATGAATTCATAGCTTCACCACCTGTTAGTAACTTCGTATTCGAAGTCTGAGATTTACAGATACTTCACCAACGTAGCCATCTTCGTAGCAATCGAAATTATGATCATCCAGACGATAACGAAGCCAATCACTCGCATTCGCATGCATAGCTCTGCTGGTTTCCTTGTAAATATCGCAATAGTGTGAAGTTTTTTTCACATCAAGTGCTTTATTTACAAGAAGTTCTGCCCCTATGGTAAGTACGGGGTGCCTAAAGAGTTCGCTTAGTGGGTTATTTCCCTCTTTAATTAAAGCAGGAGGAAAATAGTCTTGGGGGATCATGTAACGTGAATCCATGGTGGCCTCCTTTCGCGATTGCGATAGAGCCGGGGCCATTAGCTTGTTACGTCAGCTTCTTTAAATTATTTTTTTTGAGAAGTGACGTATTCCCTAGTTTACAGAAAATTCAATTCTGCAAATCATATGAATAGTAGCTTCTCCTTTTTTGCCATCTTTTTATCAGTAAAGTGGCAACACACCTTATCCAATGGGAGAGTTTAATAAAAAGATTCCAATTGTCAAGAGAGAAATAAAAAAAATCTTAAAAAATCGATAGGTAACAAAGATTTTTGATTATTAGCAAGTCGTCGTTTTTTTAAAGTTAGTCACATGAAGTTGGTATTAAAAATATGGAATATTAGGAGGTCTCACAAATGGTAGTCGGTATGTACTACAGGTTCGGACTTGGCATCTTCATGATGCTGGTCGAAGGGCAACAGGTTATAGGCATAACGCCGGGAGGTACAAGGGAATTGTTGGGTCCGAAAGCAAGGCTAAAGACGCTGAAAAGGAGGTTGGGCGCATGGGAGGTGGAACGATGAAAGAAATGGATAAGTCGGAAGTCATTACCATGATCGAGCAGGGTAACTATGCCCGGGCGATCTTGCGAATGGTCTCGGAAGTACAGGTGCGGCATCCAAAAGATGTGGTAAAGCTCTTATCCGGCTATGCGAAGAGGAGCCAGGAACACTTCCTTGTGTTGACCCTGGACGGAGCGCATAAGCCTATAAGAATCCATACTGTCACGAAAGGGCTTGTGAATAGGACGGTTATACACCCCAGAGAAGTGTTCCGGGTGGCGATTAAGGACAACGCTGTTGCGATCATCGTTGCCCATAATCATCCTTCTGGTAACATGGAGCCATCCAAAGAGGACATCGACATCACAGAACGGCTGCTTTCAGCCGGGGAGATCGTCGGCATCCCCATACTCGACCATATGATAATCGGCAAGTATGGCTCGTACAGCTTCATTGAACACGGACACTTTCGCTCACAGACGGTCGCTTAGACGCACTCTTTATTTACACCAAGGTATACAAATGTATAATAACACACTACAGGAGAAGTATCAATGATCGTGGACACACTAGGATTAACGGACATCCCGGAAGAAGTACTCATGAAAGCTCATCGGTACGGAGAGCAGATCGGCGCTGATAAGGTCGTGATCGGACCTGAAGGACGGCGCAAGGAAAACTATGTTCTGGCCTTCTGGCGGGGCGAGGGGAAGAATCCCTTTATCCTTGGGGCTATCTACTCTGACGGCTCTGACCATCTTTACAGCTTTCACTCATAACTAGGGGGATAGACATGGGAGATATTGTTCAGTTTCGAGAAGGTTTCTTAAAGAAAGCTCTTAGGATAAGAGAAGAGAAGAAAGAAGAAGAGAAAAGAGAAGTAAGAATACAAATACAGACAATAGAGAGTGAGGCAAAAGATAGGAGGCCGGGAGCATGAATAACTTAAACAGCGTCCTTTTAGAAGGGACTTGCGTATCAAAGCCTGTGGTAAAGGCGGTGGCTGATAGCCAGAAGGCACTATGCAGTTTTGTAGTCGAGTCAGTCAGGAATGAGAGGGGCGGTGATAAGGAAGTATCCAGCTTCGAGATCGAGACCTACGGAAGGCTTGCCGGAGTTGTAGGGAAGACAATAACCGAGGGGAGGGGACTGCGAATCGTAGGCAGGATGAAGCAAATCCGCTGGAAGGATGAAGCCGGAGAGGAGCAGTCTACAATCCGGGTCATTGCCGAACATATTGAAATTAAGCCAGGGAAGGCTTGATATGAAGTATGAAGTAATAGTGTTCTATAAGGGAGGCGGTTCGGCTGTCTATCCAGTTTCGGCGTTGAACAGCGCCGAGGCAAAGGGATTAGGCAGATGCCTATCCCGCCAATGGGAGCCTAATCTTCCTATAGTGAAGGTGACGGCACAACGTCTGGCTGTAAAAGGCTGTAAGGTTCATAGGTATAATCCAGACAAGCCATTTGGCGATCCCTTCGATGACACCGAGGATTTAACGACGCATCCCCGGTCGGTATGGTTCGCCTAAAAAGTTAAAAATACCTTTCTTTTTCTTGTTGACAATACATCTGTAATATTGCAGTATACATTTGTAATCTACCAGGAAGGGGATATGAGCAATAGAAGGCATGTATTTATCGCAGATGATTGTCAATTTCAATGGGTCCGGCAGAAAACGCTTAATCTGTGTTCAGACTGTGCGTTTCAACTGCCGGGTCCTTATTCTCACTGCTGTGAGGATTCAACAACGGCGTTTGACTGTAAAAAGGAGCAGTATGGTGCTTGGAAGCAAGTTAGCCTGGGCAAGTAAGGATAAGCGTTTCTGGATGGGGCTATACCTTGGATTTACCATTGGGGGAAGCATATACCTTGGGACATTCGGGTTTAGGCTTCTAGGATTGTAAGAAAATGATAAGACCCGCCGACAGGACCGACATCGATAGCCTCTCGGACCTTCGAGCATGGGGGATTGCCTCATGAATCGGCGGGTTACTAAGTCTTATTTCAAAACACTGTATTGTCAATAATAAATTTTATGCTTTCTTTCAAATTGTCACTATAGGATATTTTGAATATGAGTATTACTTAAATTATAATCTTTTTAATTAATTACTATATTATATTTATAAGATATAGTAATATATTAAAATAGGTCAGTTCTATACTAAAATTTTCTATGTTTAGTCATGTTGCGAATTTACGTTGATCAGATTAGAATAAGAACTGGTAATTCTCATATCTAAGGTAAGTGATATTGCTATATGAAGGGAATATGGATACATTTGCATTGGCATTTGCTCATTATTTATATAGCCGCTTAGAGAATTTTGATGACGCTTATGATAATTTTCTTAAATCCGTTTATCATCGCTTAAATTTAAATTCTCAAGAACATCTAAGGATACTAATAAATTGGTTAAATAAATGGGGTTGTCGGCATATTGCACTTTCTGCTCACGAAAATCTTGCAATTAATTTAAATCACTGGTGGGTTGGCAATCAAGAAATATTTAAATCAATAACGAGTATTCAGGATGAAGTTAGTATAGTAAAAGTATTCAATTCATTAAGTAAAGTTTGTGTAATGAAGAATTCAAAAAAAAGTATTAGCTTTGGACCTACAGCAACATCTAAGACTCTTTTTGCGTTGAATCAAGATTTTTTTTTACCATGGGATTTAAATATTAGAAAAGGATATTCTAACGATGGTCAAGGATATTACAAATTCTTGAAACATTCACATTATGAATTCCAATCGATGATAAAAAACTTGAATAAAACAGGAATAGATTGGAAAAAAATAAAATTAAAACTATTTCCTTATCAAATTTCGGATATGAAGCTTATTGATGAATATTATTGGATTTCTAAAACAAAAGGAATTGGTATTACCAAAGAGGAATTATCTGAGATGATGCAGAATGCGAAATAATTCTCTCAATACCTATGGTGAAATAAGATGTTGATTGGTATAAATATATTTATTTTTAGTATATTTAACTAATTGACTCGCAGGATATTTGATTATACTTGGAGACTTTTAGCATTATGAAATCAGTAATTTCGTTATATTCTGGTGCAGGTGGTCTTGATTTTGGCTTTAAGGAAGAAGGCTATAATATTATATGGGCTAACGATTTTGATATTGATGCATGCAAAACATATGCACAGAATATTGGGGAGCACATTCGATGTGGTGATATAAATACATTTATTGATGAATTAGATGATTATCATAATAAAGTAGATGTTTTAATTGGAGGCCCTCCATGCCAAGGTTTTTCTGTGGCAGGAAAAATGAATCCACATGATGAGAGAAGCAAAAATGTTTGGACCTATATAGATGCAATTAGAAGGATAATGCCTAGAGTATTTGTAATGGAAAATGTTAAAGCTCTTGGTACATTAGATAAGTGGTCTTTAATTAGAAGTGAGTTATTAAAAGAAATGAGAACTTTGGGATACTGCTCAAGCTATGTCCTAGTTAATTCTGCAGATTTTAATGTTCCACAAGCAAGGGAGCGTGTTCTATTTATAGGTTTTAAGGGAAATAAGTTTCTTATTCCAGATTTAAAAAGAATGTTAGAACCATATATGATGAAAGCAAAAACAGTGCGAGAAGTTTTGAAAATACTAGATAGAGCAGGTACGGGAAATAATAAAAGTATATGTAAGGCAAAAATCACCTTAACCCCTAATCCTGTAATGAGAAAATCGCCTTACGCAGGAATGCTTTTTAATGGACTCGGTCGACCGATTAAGCTTGATGGATATTGTTCTACTCTTCCTGCATCTATGGGTGGTAATAAAACTCCAATTATTGATGAGGATGAATTGTATAAAAATAAACCTGGTTGGATTCAGGAATATCATTCAGGTTTAATTGCTGGTAATCCTCCATCAGAATTTAAAGAAGCACCTAAGCATCTTAGGCGTATCACTGTAGAGGAGGCAGCAATACTACAAACTTTCCCAATTGATTACAAATTTCATGGATCGCAATCTTCAAAGTATAAGCAAATTGGAAATGCTGTACCATGCAATTTAGGAATGCAAATTGCTAAAATGTTAAAAGACTATCTTAATTCTGATGATAGCGAGTCAAAAATAATATACTTAAAAAAGGATCAAAATGATCTATTTGAGGAGATTTGATTTTGCAAAAGCACATTAACTATGATAAAGCTGAAAGCATTTTAATAAGTTGTCTAAGAAGTAAAATATTTGGAGAAGATAAAAATACTTTTATAATACAAAGAATACTCTCAGGTAGCCATAAAACATATAAATATGTTTTGATTACTGCTCTTTTAGCAAAAGCAACAAATTCAGAAATAAATGCACTTGCTCTCCAGGCCGGGGCTCCGGTTGATGGTCCTTATGATGCGCGAAGTTTATGTCATAAAGTAATAGTTCCTTTTGAGCGTGAATATCTTAATGACTCTTTAGGGGGATCGAATGAACCATTTTTAAACAAACCTGCAAGATTTACGCATTTATCAAATACAAATGCAGTGAGAGATGGAAACGATCGTAGAACTTTAAATGACCTTATTATGGTCTTAACATCAGTAAATGATAATAATGATGCAAAAAAGTATTTAACATTTGCACTTTCTATCCTTAGTAAAATAGCGAATAGTAGAAAAAACCTTCACACTGTTAGAATCGATTTAAAAGCTGATCTACTTGATGCATATTCTTTTGCAGTTAAATTTCTCGAAAAGTCATTTGAAGGAGAAACATGTGCAATTATTGTTGCTGCTGTTGAAAAACAATTTTATGAATGTATAAAAGGAAACTTCAACGTTATACCGCATAAAATTAATGAAAGTGGATCTTCTAGTAAAGAAGTTGGAGATATAGATATATATCACGAAAAAGAATATTACCATTCCATTGAAGTTAAAGATAAGACATTTACTGTATATGACTTACAGCATGCACTTAATAAAGTAATCGACAATGGGGGAAAACAAGGTACATTTATATATGGGCCAAGAGCAACATATGATGAAGAAAAGATTAAAATTAAACTATTTGACTACGAACAAAAGAGATTTAATGTACTATTTTTAGATATTTTAACTTACTTAAAAGTCATGTTATTTAAAACACCAAAAATTGATTTTTCAAATTTTATTCAAACAGTGATGAATATTGCAATAGAAATAAATGCAACTGATAATGTAAAAAAATGGATTAAACAAGTTCAATTAGATATCTTATCTTGAAATATTTTCAAAAGCCCCCCAGATGGACGGACCGGGGGGCAACACACTAGGGAAGATCAATAGGGGATTAGGCTACAATCTTCATATAAGAGTCTACTTTTCCATCTTCCTGAAGTCAATGACGTTCCGAATTAACGCCTGAAACGCCTCTAGCTCATTCTCCGTTAGCTCCTTAGTCAGGGCAAGCACTTTATTAGTGAGAATGTCTCGCTTTGTCTTCCCGGCTGGCTGGAAGTGCTGTACATCTCCTTTAAGCATGTCCTCAATCGGATACCCTAACACCTTCGAGATAGTCCAGGCATTGTTGACTGACGGATAAAGGTTTCTTCTAAACATATTAGGGATGGCGGCAGGGGACAGCCCGCATTCAAGTGAAAGCCACTTTCTTGATTTCCCGACACGCTTTAGGGCAATATCAAGGTTCTTCAAGTAGGTGTTCAGTTCTTCGGACTTTGCCATCTTCCTAGCCTCCAAAACATTACTTTTAGTCACTACACACTATATACAACTGTAGCATAATGTCAATACATATGATATAAAAACTTAAAGAAATAAATAAGTTAAATATAAATAATATAAGTAAATATTACTGTAATAATTAATAATATAATATTGCATAACGAGATACAGAAAAAGTACGAATGTATTCTGAAAAACCATGAAAAGTATCTTGTCACTCACGAAGGCATACTATACAAACGTGTAGTAAGGAGAAATTACTGTGCATAGCATGTGGCTTCAAGACGCAAAGATTAGCCGTTCCATAGTGAACGGAAAGCCTAAATACACCCTGCGTATTCCAGAGGTGTTCATGAGGACTATTGAAAGCGAGGAGGGTTTAAAGGTGGCGTTGTTCCTGGAAGACGGAAACTTAAAGGTAATTCCCTATGAAAAAGAAAGAAGCGAATAACCAGTGGCCTGAAGCATGGATTTACCTTCCTGAAGCCTGTCAGCTTAAGGGAGTAAAGTACAACACAATCGCCAGGCCGAAGGATGCCTGGAAACAGCCCAATGGGGGAAAGGAGGATGGAATCTTGAATGGCCGCAAAGCATGGCGGCCTGAGACAGTGCGGGAATGGATAACAATGGACGATTCCGCGCTGGATAGACGGTACCGCAAGAAAGAGACGCAAAATTCCTTTGCGGAAGCACACTAGAGGAGGATTAATAAATGGGTTTTCAGAAAGCGGTTAAGTCAAAGTCAAAACTACGCTGCGCCCTTTTCGGTCCATCGGGAGCCGGAAAGACCTATTCAGCCCTGTCCATCGCCAAGGGAATTGGCGGGAAGGTGGCTGTCATCGACTCGGAGAGGGGATCGGCATCGAAATACGCCGATAAGTTTGATTTCGATGTGGTGGACTTGGAAAAAAAGTCGATTGACGAGTATGTTCAGTTCATAGCCGAAGCGGGGGAGGCTGGCTACTCGGTGCTTATCATCGACTCCCTTACCCATGCCTGGCAGGACTTGCTAGAAGAGGTGGAAAAGCTTGCCAACGCGAAGTACCGGGGCAATACCTGGTCGGCATGGAGCGAAGGAACGCCGAAGCAGAGAGCGCTTGTAAACGCCATTCTCTCCTGCCCCTGCCATATCATGGCGACGATGAGAAGCAAGACCGAGTGGCAGACAACCCAGGATGACCGGGGGAAGTCCCGCCCTGTCCGGGTAGGCCTCGCGCCGGAGCAAGGAAAGGGCATCGAGTATGAGTTTGACATGCTCCTAGAGCTTTCCACGGAGCATATCGCTAACGTCATTAAGGACCGTACAGGGATGTTCCAGGATAAGCTTCTCACAAAGCCCGGCGTTGAGTTCGGAAAGGAGCTTGTGGAGTGGCTTAATACTGGCGTCGATGAAGCGATTGCCTTGCAGAAGCGCTTAGAAGCCATGCCTGAAGTTAGAGAGATCAAAGCGCTGATCGAGAAGCATGGAGAGAGCCTAGAGAAGAGCGTAAAGGACTTCTCTGAAGCGGAGATCAGGAAGGACCATACCCCGGAATGGTTTTCCAGGCTCTACATGAAACTTCTTAATTATACCCAGGATGATACAAAAGTATTAGATTATTATACAAAAGTAGAGGTGGCCTAATGGCGGATTTAAGCCTGTACATACTAATAGGAAGACTTACCCGGGACGCTGAAGTAAAAAGCGTTCCATCCGGGAAGTCGGTAACACAGTTCACTATTGCGTCTAACCCTTCATGGAACCGGGAAGACCCCGCGCTTTTCATGGAATGCCAGATGTGGGGAGAGCGGGGGGTAAAGGTTGCTGACTACCTTCGCCGCGGCACAAAGGTGAACGCTGTAGGAACCCTAAAGCAAGAATCCTGGGTAGGGACGGACGGCCAGAAGAAAAGCCGTTACAGACTCGATGTGAGCGATATAGGCCTCCTCGACAGCCGAAAGGATGAAAGCGCAATTCCCGCTACACAAGAAGCAAGCCTGGCTCATGGCATCCCTGCCCTGAGTGTCAGCCAGATGGCGGCTGTGTTCGGCGCACGGCCTGAAAAAGCGCAAAGCTTCCCCATAGCTGCCGCTAAGGCAACCGCCGACGGATTTGAGGATGACATACCGTTTTAACGCGATTCAAGGAAAGCGCTCATCAGCATAAGGGGTGAGCGCTGTTTACTTCACTACAACAATAAGGAAGGAAAAAAAGAAATGGATGACCTGCCTAAGACAGTAATCATGATCAAGGACTTAGCAGTCCTTTCCGGGGTGTCAGTCCCCACGCTTAACAGGCTAAAACGCCTCGGGAAGCTCCCCCATCACAAAATCGGGAGCCGAGTGGTACTCACCCCTTCGGATGTCCAGGCGTTCTTCAAGCAGTGCGAAGTGAATTCTAAGGAGGAAAAGTAATGGCGAAACTTTATGAGATAGCGAACGACTTCCAGGCAGTCCTGGATATGGAAATTGATACCCCTGAGGATGCCGAAGCCATGGTCCAGCTACTAGAGGAGGTTCACTCCCGCTTTGAGGATAAAGCCGAGGGAGTCATGAAGATCGTGAAGATGACCGAAGGCGAAGCGGCTATGTATAAGCAGGAGGAAGAGAGGCTCTATAAGGCACGTAAGGCTAAAGAGAAGAAAATCGAATGGCTTAAGGAATACCTTCGCAGGAATATGCAGTTGACAGAGACGAAGGTTTGCCAGGCGGGAATCTTCAAGCTCATGCGGGTTAATTCAAAGCCCTCGGTCCTCATCTGTGACGAGATGGCAATCCCTGAAGAATTCTTCGTAAGGAAGGAAGTAATAAACCCGGACAAAACGAGGATATTCGAGTGCTTATCAGGCGGCGGTAATGTCCCAGGCGCACAGCTGGTGCCGAACGAATACTTAAAGGTGAGCTAATAACTATAAGGAGGTGCAGGTAATGGGAAGCGGCGTATTCATAGCGCACTACCTGAACGACCGATCCTCCCTAGAATTCCAGGGACCGCTGTTAGACGGCGGTCCCGAATTCTATGGATTCCTCTGGTTTTTCTTTGAACTACTTGGGGATGCCCCGGATCACAGGTTATCGGTCGGACAACTAAAGGCAATCGCGCATCAGTGCTTTTCGACTCCTGAAAGGGTGAAAGCCTTCATCATTTCCGCGCTGGAAGCGGGTCTATTTAAGCGGGAAGGAGAATGGATTTGGTGCGATGAGCTTAATAGAAGATTTTCTCATGCCCTTGACGCAATGCCCATGCGCAAGCGCAAAGAGCAAGCCAGGATCATGGATACGGTAAAGCGGGGAGTGGAAAAAGAGTACCCCGCTGACTTTGAAGATTTCTGGGCGGCATATCCCAGGAAAGAGGGCAAGGTAAAAGCCTATGAGCAATTCATGATTAACCTGAAAAACGGATGCCCTGCCCAGGAAATGATGCAGTCAGCCAGAAACTACGCCAAAGCAAGAGCTGGCGAAGATATGCAGTTCACCCTAATGCCTTCGACTTTCTTAGGTCCAAGCCAGCGGTGGCGGGAGTATGTAGCAGGTTCCCGCCAAGCGGCAGCGGTCGCTGAAAAGCCGAAAGAGGAGCATTGCCCGGTTTGCGGTGCACTCCTCCCGGTGAGTACGGCTTCCTCATGCCTAAAGTGCTGGTTTCCGCTTTCTGATGCTAAAAGCAAGGAAAAGGTTGAAGCCTACAAGCGGGAGTATGAAAAGCCGTTTGTCAGCGTTGACCCGAACAGCCTCATGGAAATGATACGGCAAAAGATGAAAAACCAAGGAAAGGTGATAGTGAATCATGGCTGATAAGGCGCTCGCCCATAATAATAAGAAGAAACCTGATACCAAGGCATCGCTGAAGCGGAAACTCCGGGTGATCCTGCATAAGTACATACGGCTTCGGGATGCGTACTTCGATGATGGCGAATGGTGGGTTAGGTGCGTAACCTGCGGGGAGAGGATACCCTACAAGGCATCGACTGCCGGACACTTCTTTCCCGCAGGAACCTATCCAGCCGTGCGCTTTGCCGAATGGAACATTAACGGTCAGTGCATCAGGTGTAACAAGTACCAGCATGGCGCTTTGATTCTCTACACGATAGAGATGATAAAACGGTACGGCATCAAAGGACTGGATCATTTCTATGGGATCGCCACAAGCGGGTACCAGGATTTTACTATGGCCGAGCTTCGAGACCTCATCGAGTTGTATAAAAGGAAGCTTGATGAGGAGTTTAGGGTTAAGCCTATATAAGGAAAGAGGCTTAAAATTTGATGTAAAAATGTAGTTTTTGTTCTAATCAAAATCAAAGTCTCTGCTTCAGTACCGGAAATTTCCCGGATTCTCAGAGATTTAAAGTCTAAAAACAGCCCTAAAACTGTCAGCAGCAACTGTCAGCAGAAGCTGTCAGCTGTAGTGATCACCTTATACATAAGTATACTGCTTTACACAATTAAATGCTTGCATAATATAAAAATGTGATATATGATGAATTTTGCTGATTCCTCTAAAAAACGGCTAAAATCGGCTCATAATCCGTAGGTCGCTGGTTCAAGTCCAGCAGGGCCCAATATTCAATCGTTTTTATCACAATCGCGGCACTGTTCTCTCTTCGTACATTTCGTAAAGGTTTGCTATACTATAAAAATCTAGAA